GGATACCGAAGTAACAATTCCCGTTAATGATACTGACCATGACACGGAAACAAAAGTTGCTGAAAAAATTGTGGAGACGTTAAATGCTGATGGGACTTTCAGCGAGCATTTTGAAGCTTCTAATACGGAGGCTGAAATAACTATTACCGCTAAAGTTGCCATGCCAAACGATGCGACCCAAGACATAGCCATTCCTGATGCTCATGGTGTCGAGTTTGGAGCTTCAGCCGTTGGTGATGCTGGAAACAGGGATATGATTGAAGTTGGTATTAATGACAAGTTACAGTTACCGTTTAAGCTTCCCGTTAATACTGTTATAGCAAGTTTTAAAGACGGGCTTAAAGAAGGAACGGATGCGACAGTTGTTACCAATAATCAGCATTTAGAAAGAAATACAATTGAGCTTGATTCTGCACTGGATGGCGACGACATCGCCATATTAATATATGCTTAAGGAGGATGGATAATATGGAAGGCGAAGGAAAAGGATGTTTCATTGTTGACGTAAACGTTGAAGATACCGCCGCAGGTGGTGGTGAAATACTTTCAATTCTTAATCCTGAAAGCGCTGATGTTCTTATAACAAGAGCTATACTTTACACTGAAGAAGCTGGTGCCGGCGAAACTGATATTAATATGGGTGTAGGCGGTGACGATGACGGCGATTATAGCAATATATTCAGCGATAATCGCGCAGATCAAGCCGGCAATATAATGGACAGCTTGTCAGCGGACGGAGAAGTTGAAAGTATTATTTGGGAAGATGGCGACTATTTAACAATTACCAAAGAAGGTGGAGCGGGCGACTCTGAAATTGGAATTGCTGGAAGACTTTACCTTGAATATATAAGACTATAGATAATTAGGCGAGACAAGCTCTCGCCTACTTTTGTTTTTTAAAATAAGGAGGAAAAGCAAATGGCAGTTAAAGTTAAAATGTTAAAACGAACGAGTTATAACTACCAAATGAGGGAAAAAGGAAGTATTCAGGAAGTAGACGAGGAAACAGCACGTCGTTGGCATAAAAACAAAATAGCTTCTTTAAGATCAAAAGATGCTAAAAAGTTAGGAATTTTAATTGAGGAGGAGGATAACAATGGAGTTCCCAGTTCCAACGACAGCGGGTCTGGCGGAGTATCTGTCGATACCGGAAAACGACCTTCCTCCGGAAGCGGAAAGGCTTCTGAAAAGAAGCCAGACAGCGATAAACTCCCTGATACAAAACAGGGTGAAGGAAGCTAATAAAAAAGAAGATGACTACTTAAATGCGATATATGCTCAAGTTGAGTTTTGGATGACAATAGGTGAAAGTGCTGACATAGTGTCAGTTCCTAACTTTTTCAGCGTTGGCACGTTTAAAATGGAGGGCGGTTTGAAAGCTCTTGCTCCACGTGCAAAACGTTTTTTGACTATTTCAGGACTTATGTATAAAGGAGTCAGCATGAAATGATAAAAATTCCCCCTTTTATGCTTCCCGATATTGTTACGGTCAAAGAATACGTGGGCGACATGGGCACGGGCGAAAAGAAGTTTGCTGACAGCTATAAAATAAGGGGTAGACTGGAATGGAAGCGCATAGTTTACAAGGATGATCAGGGTGTCCAAACTGCTTCTGAAGCTCAGCTAATAACTTCGAATATAATTCCTCCTAAGAGTGAAATTCGTGCTCACGATCACGTTTTTGAAGCCACTGAAAACATTTCCAATAAGAGTTTAACTGGAAATGTAGTGGCTAATGTAGTAATATTAAAACAAATGGACCAAATGGAGGTGTAAACATGGCCAAAAGCTTCGGATTTAAAGCCACAAAATGGGATGGACAGAAGGTTATAACAAGAGTTGATCAAGCGGCGGTGTTTGCAGTTCAAGACGGTTTAGAGTTTTTACTTGGTGAGTCAAACAAATACGTTCCCCATGATGAGGGAACTTTGCAAAGGTCAGGAACTGTCAGTATTGACTTTTCCGGTAAAAAAATTAAAGGTATAGTTAGTTATGACACCCCATACGCTGTTAGGTGGCACGAGACTCCTGCCAACTTCCAAAAAGGAAGGACTCACAAATATTTAGAAAGAGCTTTAGAAGAAAACAGGGCAAGTATTGAAAAGTTTATTGCTAATAAAGTTGGTTTAGTTTTTTAATGTTAATCAAAAAGCTTGCTAAATACTTAGAAGAAAAAGACGTAGGCACGTTTAAAGGCGATGACACTGGCGGAACTATATATTTAGAAAAGCTTCCTGACGTTCCTAACGATATAGTGGGAATTTTTAGCTCACCAGTTGATTTTGAGCCACATCCCAAATTCGGCTATAATAATCCTAAAGTTCAAATAATTGTAAGAGGTAATACGATGGTTGAAGCTCACGACAAAGCTGAAACAATAGTTAATTTATTGCATAGCTTGTCAATGACTGAGTTTGAGGATGTTTATATTGTTTCAGTTTTTGCAACTGACTCAATTCCAGCTTTTATCGGTAAGGATGTTAAAGGAAGGTATGAATATTCTTTAAATTTTGAGATTGATTTTCGCAATAAAACTTTAGAACGGGAGTGATAAGTAATGAATAACATTGTTAAAGTGTTAGCTAAAGACTGGAAGTTAGATGTTTATGACAGCGGATGGGTTCCTGTAAAAGGAGTTGAGACATTTGGATTTACTGGTGATAAGGAGGACGCTGAAACTACCACGTTTGATAGTGATGGATGGGACGAGCATTTGGTATCGTTTAGAAGTCGTGCAATGACTTTTGAAGGTTTGTATTTGGAAAACAAGTTGAATGGAGAGCGTGACCCAGGGCAAGCAAGAATTGACGAGCTTGCTGATAAATTCTCACACGATGGATTTGGTGATTTTAGACTTACATCGCCTTTTGGTAATGTTAAAGTATTTAAAGGTTCTGTTAATATTGGGGAAATGGGAGGAGACAAAAAAGAAGCTACAAAATGGGGCGGAGAAATTACCGTTTCGGGCCCAGTTTATAAGGAACTTTCTTCCGGCTTGGAGTCGCTTGCTGGTATTGAAGAGGAAGCAGAGGCCTCCTTAACTTTTGTCCCTACGTTTGACAATGAAGTTCACGAATACAATGTAACAGTTAATTCAGCTTCTACCTGGATTAAGTTGACTCCAAATGACGATGGCAGTGGTGTTATTACTGTTAACGATGCAGTTGTAGCTTCAGGAGTTGAGTCTAATCAAATATCAATTGCTTCGGGTAAAACGACTCCAGTTTATGTTACTCAGCATGACGACGAAAAGTCACCTGTTACTTATACAATAAACGTTTCAAGGCCTGCTTAATTTAAAACAATAAAGGAGGATAATTTTAATGAGCAAAAACAAAATTAAAGATTTTGATTCCTTTTTTAATGAAGCTGAAGGAAAACCAATTAAATTTAAACTATTTGGCAAAGAGGAGTCAATTCCGGCTTCTCTTCCTGCCATAATATTGGTTAAATTAAATAGAGCTAATAAGAAGCATAAAAATGACGATTTGCCTGTAGACGTGTTACTTGACTTGTCAATTGAACTTTTTGGTGAAAAGAAAGTTGAAAGCTGGAGTAGAAAAGGGTTAACTTCAGACCAACTTGCCGAGCTAATTAAATGGGCTATGGAGCAGTATAATCCAGGAAGTGCTGAAGCAGAAGCCGAAGTTGAAGATGAAGCCGGGGAAAGCAGTAAAAAAAAGTAACAATTGATATTTTAGAGGACTGGAATTTAATTGAAGCAAGTTTTCAAGCTGAGTATCGTATTGATTTGTCAAAAGATATTTACAGTATTTCCTGGCGTCGTTTTTGTGTTTTAATTGCTAATTTAAGCCAAAATTCTGCTTTAGTCCAATCATTAGTGGAAGAGCATAAAAATGAAAATAAAATTATAAAAGACCCAGCCGAGGCTGAAAAAGCAGTTGAAAGAGTATGGGGATGATGCCAGGAAGGAGGATAAGTCTTGGCTTTAAAAGTTGGAGAATTATTTGCTACACTTGGGCTTGATACAACTCAATTTTCAAATAAGTTAAACCAAGCCAAATCAGGCCTTTCGTCTGCAGGCAAAAGGATGGAAGGTATTGGTAAAAGCATGACAGCAAAAGTAACCGCTCCGATTGTTGGAGTAGGAGCGGCGGCGGTTCATACAGTTATGGGTTTTGACGACAGTATGAGTAAAGTGAAAGCTATCAGCGGAGCCACAGGCAAAGAATTTGAGCAGTTAAGGGAGCAAGCTAAGGACTTGGGTTCAACAACGGCCTTCAGCGCCTCAGAAGCCGCAGATGCAATGGGTTATTTAGCTCTTGCTGGTTGGGACACTCAACAAATTATGGCGGCGACTCCAGATATGCTTAATTTAGCTTCAGCGGCGAGTATGGATTTAGCTACAGCGGCGGATATTGTATCAGATACGATGTCAGCTTTTGGAATGGAAGCCGAAGAAGCAGGGAAAGCTTCAGATGTATTTGCGGCGGCGAGTGCTAATGCTAACACAGACGTCCATCAGCTTGGAGAAGCTATGAAATACGCTTCAGCCAATGCTCATGCGGCGGGGATGGATCTTGAACAGACCAGTGCGGTTATGGGTATATTAGCTGATAATGGTATTAAAGGAAGTAAAGCTGGCACGACGTTCAATGCGATGTTAAGGGACATGAGAAATGCTTCAGACGAAGGAGCTATTGCCATTGGCGACCATTCTGTCGCTCTGTATGATCAGGAAGGAAATATGCGCGATCTTGGCTCAGTTATGGCTGATGTTGAGAAAGCTACAAAAGGGATGAGCACTGAACAGCGTGATGCGGCGCTCGGAGCTATATTTGGAGAGCAAGCAATAAAAGGCGTTAACATTATGTTAGAAGAAGGTGCTGACAAGTATAGCGAGCTTGAAAGTGCTATGTATGACGCCAACGGAACGGCAGGAGATATGGCTGACGAAATGCAAGACAATATTGGCGGAGCTTTCAGGGAAATGAAATCAGCGATTGAAGGGTTTTTAATTGAAGTTGGTGATCATTTAGCTCCTCATATTAGAAAGGCGGCCGAGTTTATTGGAAGTTTAGCTCGCAAATTCAGCGATCTTCCTGGTCCTGTTAAAAGTGCTATAATTATATTTGCAGGAGTTTTGGCGGCCATAGGTCCAATTTTGTTTATCGGTGGAAAATTAATTGCTTTATTTGGCACTTTAATGACAGTATTTAAAGCAGTTGGAGCAGTTATAGCGGCGGTGACAAGCCCTATTGGTCTCGTTGTGGCGGCGATAGTTGCATTGATAGCAATAGGTTGGTATTTATATAAAAATTGGGACCAAGTATGGGAATGGGTTACAAATGTTATAGCTTCAGCACGTGAGACACTTTCAAATATAGCAGAGAGTATTAGAGAACGAGTGTCAGAAGCGATTGAAAATTTAAGGGAAAATATTGTTAGTATTGTTAACAATATGCGGGAAAGATGGCTTGCAATATTTGAAAACATTAAAAACGGTATTTTAGAGCGTGCTAATACAATTAAAACGTCCGTGATTGAAACTGTAGACTCGGCAATGGAATTTATTCGAAACTTACCCTCAAAAGCTTTGGAATGGGGTAAAGCTATAATTCAAGGATTGATTGACGGAGTTTGGAATATGGCTGGAAATTTAGGAGGAGCAATAAAAGGAGTTGCTGAAGGGGCTATTGACGGAGCTAAAAAGTTTTTTGGTATAAGTTCGCCGTCTAAAGAATTTGAAAAAATTGGAAACAGTTTAGGTGAAGGTTTAAGTGTTGGCTTGTCAAAAGCTAAAAGGTTTATAAACGACAATGTTGAAAGAATGGCTAAAGGAACGATTGATATCGCTAATAGAAGCCATAGCATGGCTCATTCTGGAGTTATAACAGTTGAAGGAGTTAACAATGAAGGCGAATTAGTTGCAGTTGCAAATTATTTTATGGACCAAGTTACTAATGAAATTAAAAAGGGTGACAGAAATTTACCTAAACGGCCAAAATACGTTCCAAGTTAGGAGGGAGAATAATTGTATTCATATTTAGGCGATATACGTTTAAAAATAAGAGTTTCCGGCTATTTACCGCCTCATGCGGTTAATAATTTGGAAAGCATAAAAGTTCTTCCTCCTGCTTCAGGAACGGATCATGTTGAAGTGTTGCACGAAGGAGGAAGGGACAGGAAGAGAATGAATTTACAAGCTCAAGTGATGACAATGGATGGCTATAATGCTTTATTTGAAAAATCTTTAACACTTGATACATTAAAGTTTAATGGTCCTGCTGTTGAGGAGTTTTGGTGTAAAGTTGAAAACATTTCGCCGCCAAGATATATAATGCACGGATTAATTCGTTTTAGTTTAACACTTGTTGAAACAAGCGAGCCAGAGGAAGGGGAATAATATGAGACCTATACCTCCTGAAGTTTTAAAAATATTAAATGAAAAGAAAGAGGCTGTTGGTAGTGAAAAGCCGAGCTAT